CGCACGAATGGCGTTATTGATGCCACTCGGAGCGCAGCCCTCATCAATGTTGATTGATGCTACATCTGTGTTTGAGTTAGCGGTAGCACTGTACTCGCTGATTTTTACTTTTGGCATGATTAGTCCTTAGTCCGGTTGAGCCATTCCGCGCAGTTCAATGTACGGGATATTTTTTGATTGCTCGGCTTGTTTTTTCAATTGCTCGGCTTGATACATCATATTCAAGAGTGCGGGGTAATCAAGTGTAGGTGTTAACTGATTTATGTCTAACAAGCCCTTTGATACTTTGCCAGCACCATAAGCCGCCTCTCCGACCAATCGCGGGGAAGATGCAGCAGCACCCAAACCAGCCGCAGCAGGGCCACCAACAGAGAATAAACCCGTTACGCCTAATGGTGCTGTTACCCGTTGCATACCTCTTGGCATCCAATCTTGCATTGCTTGTCCGGCAAGTGAAGGCATCATCTGTTGGCCTCCGGCTTGCTCTAACTCTTGTGCCAATTTCAAGCGTTGACCATAGTTTGTATTGACATTGTTTCGCATCAATGACTGTAGTTTACGCATTGCAGTGTCAGCAGATGCCTTGTCGCCCAATGACAAAGCCCGTTCAATCTCTTTGATCTGCTCAGACGACTCTGTGTATGCCTTCATTGTTTTAGAGTATGTCGGGGCTTGAGAATTGATTTCGCTCTTGATGGAGTTGTACACACCTTTAATAACCATGTCCGGTGTGGTTCTCGGCTTTAAATCTTCAAGAATCTGCCCAACACTTTGTTTTAGTGAGTCCATGCCTTCCGGCGTGTGGTACTCAGCAGGGTCTAGCTTCTTCCAATTTTCAATCAGAGTTCTTGCTTTTGTCAGTTCATCTGCAGCCGCTTGATTCTTGATTTGACCTTTGTAAGACACTTGATTCATTGCGTTATCTAGTGCTTTGTCAATTCCTTCGAAATTAAGAATTGATTTGTCGCCTTTGATGTTTTTCATGTTTGACTTGTAGGCAGTGCTTCGGTCAATTCTCAATTGCTCAAGATTTTGTTTTGCAATGTCCAATACATCCATCATGTTGGCAGAGCCGCGCAAATTTGATGTAAATTCTTTTGCTCGTTGCCCACCTTCTTCGCCAGCTTTAAAGGCTTGCGAAATGGCTTCTCTGCCCACTCCGGTCGTTGCACCTAAGATGTTTTCAGCAGCACCGCCAATGGCCTTTGTTGCGCCCGTAGCACCTTTGTACATCAATGCCAAAGGGTCAACCATTGATGCAGTCTTTGACAGTGCGCCAGCCACTTGAGGCAGCTTTGCAGTAGCCGCAGCACCACCCGTTAGGACGGTTGACATATCAGCCATGAATCCGGCAGGGTCTTGTGCAATCACTTTTTTGACAGCTTCGGGACTGCCATACCGTTGCATATAGAACTGACCCACAGCATTGGCAGCATCGCGGGAAGCCTTATCTTCACCAATTGCTTGAACAAGTCTTTCCGGAAAGATGTTTTGCAGTGCGCCAGCACCAACATCTAAGATTGCTTTACCCGTTTGCAGTGGGCTTGATATTGCAGAAACAATGTCGCCAATCATGTTTGCTGTAGACGATGGGAGGTTTTGGACTGCCTTAGTAGCCACATCCATCATGCCCATTTCAGCGAACGATTCTCTTTTAATGTCAGCAATGTTCTTGTTAGGGAAATCGGTAGATGCCCTTTTTAAAACATCGTTGCGTGTCAAAGAGTCCGGCGCATTCTCATAAACATGAGTTGTGCCATCGTCAAAGCGTAGTGTTATGTCTGCCATGATTACCACCCACTTCTAGTAGCGCCAGTCGGCTTTGTCGGATTCTTCTTTTCTTCTTCAATCTGCTTTGCAACAGTGCCGATGCCAAACAATCTATCCAATTGCCGCAGAGCATCCATATTGGCCTCATAGCTGAGTTTGGGATTGGTTGCAGCATTTAAATACAGTTGCATTTCAGCATTTGAGTTCATTTGCTGTGCGCTCATGCCCGTTGCATTCTTAATCAAGTTAAGCAACAGAGGTCGTGTTTGCTCGATTGATTCGCGCTCAGTCTGAGCCTTTGTACCAAATGCACTGCCGACCGCTTGACCAATAGCCGTAGAGCCTAACTTCGCACCAATGTTTCCAACACCTAAACCTTCATCGGTTGATGTGACAATCGCGCCCATATCACGCAAGTTTTTATACTTTGTTGCAAGATCGCTAACAATGTCTGTCAGTTGGGTCTTAGCCTCTGCCTTTTGCTCAACCTTCTCTTGTGCCGCCGCAAGTTTTGGTTCAGCCAACATCTTTTGCAATTGGAATTGTTGACCAGCAAGATTAGCCATCATGTCACGATATATTTTTGAATCTTTTAGACCTTGCTCTTTCAAGTCAGCCATTCGCTCTTGAAGTTTATTTACAGCCTCTCGTTGTCCTTCAATTCCGGCTTGCGCCTGTGCGCGATCTTGAGCAGACTGCACCCGAGTACCGAGTTCAGCCAATCGCTTATCAGCAGTATCTTGATCAATCTGACCCGTTGCAAAACTTCTTTCATACTGAGCCGCAACCGCCCGTAATGGTGCGGGAATGGTCTCATCCTTTGAGAATATAGTGAATGGATTTTCTTGTTGCATACCGCCGACAAATCCGGCTTTACGCAATGCGGGAACTTTTTCTGCAATGTTAAAGAATGTAGACAGCGGGTCATTTGACAGCATAGACAATGCTTTCAGTTTGTCCATATCTACATTGATTTCTCGTTTTGCAGGGGTAACACTTGCGCCCGGCATCAAGTTGCCAGTTTCATCACCTATCACAAGTGATGGAGTATCAAATATCTTTTGCTGTTCGGGCGTGACAGTCTGAGTGAAGATTTGCGGGAACATCTGACGCATTTGCTCTTGCCGAACCTTTTGCGCTTGTGCTTCGCGTTGCTTGAGCATGAAGTCTTGAATCTGCATCTCTTGCAGCTTACCCTGCAAGCCCTCTTGCATAGTCTGTCTGTAGGCTTGCTGACCACCTTGCAGACCTTGTGCTATGGCGAGTGCTTCGTTCCCCGGCGTTCTGCTTGGTGCGCCAGCTTGCAAGAGAGCCAATGCAGTGTTTTGCAATGCTTGCTGTTGGGCTTGTTGCCGGACGCGATTTAACTCGTCCTCACCCAATAGCCCACCGTAGTAGGAAGGAGTCGTGCCAAAAATATCAAGTAGTGCCATGATTAACCTTCCCACCCTAAACTTGCTGCATCAGCATATCCGCTGCTCACAGCATTGGGGAAACCAAATGCGCCCGTCAAATAATCCCACCCACTGCTTATCCCGCGAGACAAAGCGCCTCCGGTGGCTTGATTTCCGGCATTAAACAGATTCAGTCCGAGCAAACCCGTTCCCAATGTCGTAGCGGTTGGGTTTGTGTAGTACGGTGTGGTTTGAGTCTGTGTCTTTCCAGCAGGGAACCCATAAACCATATTCAGATAGTTTGTGAGGTTTCTCTGAGGGGCGTTTTGCTCAAAGTTGTATCGCGCCATATCAGCTTGGAGAGCAGAGGTTTGATAACCCTCACCAAGTTGACCAGCACCCAACAATTTGTTTATGTCGCCATAGTCGGCCTCTGCGAGTCCGGGAGCCATGCCGAGTGCTCGCATTTGGTTTTGGCGTTCTTGAGCGTAATTCTCGTATGACAGCTTACCCGCAGTGTCCGCAAGTTTCTGTGCAAAGGTTCCAGCCGCTTGACTTTGAAGGTCACCCATCGCACCCGAGCCATACCGTCCGGCTTTTGAGGCAGCAGAGGAAATGTCACCAATGGACTTTTGGAATGCAGTTTGTGCCGCAGTCGCTGCGGGTTGGAATGCGCCTTGAAAGAATGGGTTACCGCCGAGATAGTCACCCGCGATCATTCCGCTTACATTGCCTTGCGCTTGAGCCAACAGAGGGTTGCCAGCCATTGCCCTTGCTTGTAGGGCTTGCAGTGCGGTTTGTGTGGCAGTGGATGGGCCGACATACCCTTGACCGGGGTAGAACTTTGGCCCACCAGTTTGATATTGCTTTTGAGCCTCTGCCAAACCATAAGTGAGATATGGTTGGATGTTGGGGTCTACAGCCGTAGTGGTAGTAGAGGTCGACATTTCGGTTGCCATGACTTATCCTTTCATTAAAAGGACTCCGGCGGGGTCATCCACTAGAGTCATTGTATCAGCCAACAATCACATATCCGTATGTTTTGTCGGCGGTTGAATTGGCAAAGTGCGTCAGCGTAGCGGTTCCCTTACCCCTTGCACTGACAAACACATTGAACGATGATGAGGTGTTCACATAACTTAATGTAGCAATCACAGAGGGCACAGCGGGTCTATCCGGTGTTGTGCTTGTCGCAAAATGCTCCAAAGTTACGCCCGTATCCGATGGTCTCCACATGAGTTCCACATAGTCGCTTGCCGCTAACTCCACAAAGAAATTTAATGCTGCAATGGCGTGTGATGGGTCACCGGATGATTTTCTAGCCGATAGACCAAACCGAGAATTTGACTTGTCGATGTTCGTGCCATTCTTGCGAAACCACACATCCACATCTTGAGTGTCGTTTGTCGTGTTCTTAAACTGAATGCTGAATTGAATGTTATACACACCCGCATTCGCCACATTCATCCGGCTACTGTTGGACAGAGTTACACCGTTTGAATAATCTGTCGTGTCAAAAGTAATCGCGTAAGCAGTCGTAGTGTTAGCCGCTGTTTGATCGGTCGAGTCTTGAAATGCCCCATAAGGCACAGAATCGGTGTTTGCCGCCGCTGTGAGAGGTGTCAACAGTAGGATGCTGTCCGGCCCAATGCGTCTATCAGTGATGGTTGTAGTGGTCGCCCCTCCGGTGGCAAGCGTGACAATCCCGACATTGTTGGTCTTGCCGTTCATGATGCCATTGACAATCTCCGCAACAGTTCGCGGGTCGCCACCAAAGAAGGGGAGAATCCTAAACATTACCGGATGCCTTGCTGAACAACATCAACATCCATACCCATCGCGGTTTTCCAATTGTCGCCAGTTGGTTGCATCCGCAAACGATGGTACTTGCCCGAACTTCTCAGAGACACTCGGTTATCAGTGTCAGCCGCAGATGCCGACCCAAACGACAGACTTTGCGTTAAAAGCGTCCGAGAGGCCACAGAAACACTCGCAGAGCCGTTATCTACCAAAGGACGGGCCAACATTACTATCGAGCGTCCGGCATCAATATCGCCCGTCTCAAGCACCGCTGATTTGTTTGCTCCGGTGAAGGTGATAACCCGTGTCCCATCTGTCCCACCGAGAAAATACTTTCCTCCGGCGTACAAACCCGAGTCCATACTTACCGCCAAAGCATCAATAGACGCATTCACAGAATCCAACTGTTCAAGCGTCACAGAGGCAGTAGAAGCGTCAGAAATGTAATCCGCTGTGGTCTCCATGTACGACCATTTGCCAATCGTGAAGTTGTACACAATCAGCTTTCTTGTGCCGTCTGTCGAGAGGTAGTTCCACATAATCAGTTTGCGGATGGGGTCTGCCGCTGCTGACATTGTGGTGAAGTCCAAATTCGCGTCATTGAAGAAGAACCGATCTATCTTTTCCGCACCGATTGGGGTTACTTTCTGTCCATCACAGACATAGAACCCGTCATCAGACAAGAAGAAGGTTAGCCCTTGATACTGACAAACCGACCCCGCAGCGATACAGCCCTTCCCGCGAGAGATATTGTCGAATTGGAAGATGAACGGTGTTCCGGCATAACTCATCCGAGAGATTGATTTCTCCATCAGAATAATCCCAAACTCACCACCGCGAATGCCCGTGATGTGCCCACCATCGGGAATGTCTTGATAGTCAGATTGAGTGTTTACATTCTCCACCCAATCGGTTTCATCATTGATTGCTGACCACCGCACTCGATATGGGCGTGTCGTTCCACTCTCATCCAAATGGGCACAAACCACAAAATCCCTCACCACAGTGATGAACTTAGCGATAGGCGCACTGTCTGACAGATTTTTGAACGATGAACTTCCATCCGCTGAATAGACTTGTAGCCTCTCAGTGAAGTTAGTCCCGATGATCTGATTGCCAAACAAAGTAAACCTAAACCGTTGGCCCTCTTGTGTGTCGTACCCGTCAGCCACCCGTGAAATGGTCACATTCCCCGATGTGGTTGCGGATGTGGTCGTAACCGTGAAGGTGTCAGCAGTGAGTTTAGTCACCGTGAATTGACCGTCTGTCGCTGTACCGCTTGTGAAGTTTAGATAGTACGAGTCACCCGTTTTCAGCTTGTGAGCAATAGAAGTCACTGTGAGAGTGGTCGTGCCGCTTTGCGAGTAAGTACCCGTGAAGCTAAAAACACCCGTCAAAGCACCCACAGAGTCCACAGAATAAATCTTGTGTAGGCCAGCAGCAAACAGTTTAGTCGTGCCGTTTTCGTCTTTGGCGTACACCAATGAGGTCAAATCCTCCGCAGCCGCAGCAGAGAAATTAGCCTCTGCCGGAAATGCACCGTATCCCGCAGTCACCGGAAAGCAGTTCTTTGCCACAGTCAATGCCCCCGTCAGCCCCGGCTGATCGGGTAGCCATTCACCTAATGCGATTCTTTGAGTAGGCATCATCCGTTCCTTAACCAATCATTTGAACCCGTTGCCGTGTCTGTCCATGTATTTCCCGATGTTCCCACATCTGTCCATGTACTCGCGTCCGCCGTTACCGTTGTCCATGTGTTCCCACCAACACTAACATCTGTCCATGTGTTCGTGTCTGCCGCGACATTCGACCAATTGTCACCCAATCGGATGCCAATGCAAGAAATCGTTACCGTCCCACTGATTGACATTTGTGCTTGAAATGTCGCTGTAGCTGTAGCCGATACGGTTGCTATTCCCTCAAGTATCCCCGCCGCACTTGATACCAATCCACCGAGAGCCGAGACGCTAGAAGTCCCGTTAACCGACCCGCTAGAGGTTCTGATTCTGATTGGAGTCGCAGAGACCGTACCCTCACCGGACAAACTCGCCGCGCCTTGCCTTACCCTAAACCCGTCACCAACAATGGATGCAGAGCCGGAGACAGATGAACCACTTGAGAATATGCCGCTTCCAGCCGCTAGAACGGTCGCTACGCCACTTATAGACCCCGCACCTAACCTTACCCTTGTCCCGTCACCCGAGACCGTTGCAAGCCCCGTAATCGATGCACTCGAAACATAGGTGACTTGTGAGCCGGAAGAAGAAGTAGCTGTACTGTTTACCGATGAACTAGAGTTCCTTACACGAATGTAAGTTATCTGTGTTTGTGCGTCACCACTGACAGACGATGCCCCCGCCAATACCGCTATGGGGCTTGCGCTGACTGACCCTGCACCCGATGCGGATGCCGCCGCTTCTAAGATGCAAACATTCGCATCTGTCCAAACGGTTGAATCAAGCGAGAAGGCTAGACTATCGATGCTCCCGAATAGGTCTAGCTGTTCAAGCGTGAATGGGCCACAAACATCTGCCATTACGCAAAGGTGACAGTCAGAGAGCCACTAGCGATTTTGAATACATCGCCCGTGTCGATTGTTTTGGAAGTGGTCAAAGCACCATGTACCAACAGATTGCCAGTAGTGAGAGCATCAAAAATCCCAAAGTGGGTGATGGTTCCCCATGAGCCACCAGCTTGCGGGAAATTGATATCTGCACTAGTGCTAGAAGCACCATTCGAGGGAGCAGCAAAAGTAGCAGACTGACGAGCATAACTCGTACCACTGCACTCAGTACCACTGCCAGCATCAGTAGGGTCGCTCGTAAACAGAGCAACATAAACAGTAGTAGGTGCTGTATATCCGGTGGCCCGTAAGACTTCATTGATAAGAGCATTCTCTAGATAGTTGGACATTGCAGCCATTTTTTACCTCTTTGATAAAGTCATTGCGAGTGGAACACCCGAGTATTGAGCAGATTCATCCGATCTAACCAATGTGTCGATTGCCCTTTGATACATGGTCGCCCATGTCTGAATTCTTGCATCGTTCATGATGTACGGTTCTGCCTCTAAGAGAGCAGCGTACAGCAAAGCATCCGGCGCATTTGCCATAAACGCATTACTTGAATTTCCGCTTGATAGGAATGTCGGAGCAGAGTAGTACAGCAATTGAAGCGTGTACACATTGTCCGGCATTGGGGCTAACTGGAACTCAGTCGCCAAAATTGTGTAGTTCAACGGTTTACCGCGAACATGAGAATCTGTGTTCCGAATGAACACCGATGGAGACAAGAAACTTAGCGGTTGGGGAGGGTTCCCCGTTACATAGAAGTCTCTAGCCTCAAGAAAGTCTGAGGGTATCTCTACCGTACCGTCACCACTCGTTGTAGTAGTGGTCACAGATTTGAGCATTTGCCGAATCCGCAATTCTCTGCGGAGTCTCAGTTCTGCAAAACGAATGAAGTCGGGAATCTGATCTGTTAGGTCGCTACGGGCCAAATAGTTGGCTACCGCTGTACTCAGTTCAGAGAATGTAGCAATGCTCATACGCGCCCCGGTCGTGTTCTAAAAAATCGGTTATCCGGACTGTTAAGCCATACCTTGAATTGCTTTTCGTCAACCACAGCAAAGCCCCGCATGATGCCTTTTGCATTTAGGTCATCAATCACCGTTAAAGGAATTGACGCTACCTTGTTGCCAAACATATCATCCGACCATTTCGCTCGTTCATCATAGGAATTGAATTCCTTGAGATTTTGCTCAATGTTCGCTGTTACATCTTGGCGTGTCTCAATAACGATGCCGCCATCGCCATCGGCGTGAGCAACAGATTTACGAAACTCGGTCATAGAAAAACCCCCATGCGGTTAAACATGGGGGCATTCACTCTTAGGGAGTCAAGTCAGCAATGATGCCGTGTGCGGCTTCGTTGTTCACTTGCAAGGTGTATTCCACCAGCAACTGAGTCACTTCCGCATCACCCGTCTTAGCCAACTCGTTGGTTTGGAAGGGGCGCAGATAGGCAACAGAGGCCATGTCGGTATCCAACACAAAGGCAGCTTCATCGCAAGTGTTGGTAGAGGACATGAAACGATTGGGAACGACAGAGATCGTGCCGAAATCGCTGAGGTACACATCAGCCGCACCGATGATGGTCGTAGGAGCATCAGCCGGAGCCATGAAACGCTGTGCAGCGATACCAGCAAAGGCAGAGACCAACTGCTTGTGAGCAGGGTTGACCATCAACACTTTGGGATTGCCACCGGAGGCATACACCTCTTTGACCACAGTTTTCAAAATGGTTTCGGTAAAGGTGCGGTTAGTGCCGTTGGT